AGCTTTCCATTCGACATTGCTCTCTCCTATGCCGGGTCGTCCGGTCGGTGAGATGGTGTCACTACCGCTTCCGACGTTTGCCGGACAGCGGGTTCTTCCTCTCCGAGCCACTGACGTACTCGCCGCCGTGCTCAGATTCGTTACGCTTCTCACTCATGAAGATGGCTTTCTCCTGCGCGGAGCCGTGCTTCACGATGGGACCGTTGGGGCCGCCGCTATGCAGCTTGCCCTCCTTTCCTTTCTTGAAGACTTCACTCGAAGGCATGTCAGAAGTCCTCCATTGGGTCGTAAGGAGCAGGCGTGGCGGGCTGGTCAACGCCCACGATGGGGGCGACCTTGCCCGCCTGCCGCTTGAGTTCGTACTGCCGTTCCGGCACCATCCCCGCCATCGCTTCGTGCATGCGCTCGAAGTTGGCTTCGGAGCAGACGGCGGTGAAGAACTTCAACAGCCCCTCGATGGTGGCCACGCCACCCGCGAGGAAGTCGTCGTTGTACTCGTCCTGCCGCTTCTTGGACCGGTCCAGCCAGAGTTCGCGCATGGACTCACGCACGTTCTCTAGGTACGGTTTGAACGCGATTTCGTACGCAGGGGACATGAGCACGAACTGAATCATGCTCAAGTCCTGTTCCGTCAGTGTCCGTGCGTCGAAGAACCGCCTTACATCGTTGGCCATGACTGGCCGCCTTTCTTACGCCGCCATCTGCGGCAGAGCGTGTGCGATGTTCGGAGCCGAGAGCATCCCCTGCGCCGAGCCGGGCGGCATGCCCGGAAGCGACTGGAGACCGAGGCTCGCGAGAGCACCCATACCCGCGCCCATCCCGTTCGGCCCGGCAATCTGGCCAGAGGTCGGGATGTTCTGGAGCGCCGAGGGGATGGAGAGGCCACCGCGGCCAGACTGGCCACGAAGCAGCATCCCGTTGTTCATCTCCAGAAGCGCCTTCATGCGCGGGTCCTGCGCGAAGATTTCGTTGATGTTCGGCACGTCGAACGCGCGGAAGATGCTCCGCCAGAAGTTCACGACGTTGATTTGGCCCATGACGGCCTGACCAAGCGGCGTGCCCATCGACTGAAGCAACTGCCCGAGAGCCTGCTGCTGCATGCCCTTCGAGAGACCGACGCTGGCCCCAAGTGCCCTCGCGGCGTAGTTCGGCGTGAGGTCGTAGCCGGACAGTTGCTCGCGGGAGTTGGGGATGGGAGTCTGCGTGATGGGGTCGAGCAGCGCGCCGTCGCCGAGAATCAGCACTTCGACCGGAAGGTCGAGGAACTGCTTGTCGAGCGCGACGAACATGTTCGCCATCGGCTCCAGCATCATCTCTTCGTAGATGCGCGACTCCAGAAGCAGCCGTGTTCCGGCCGCCTCCCGGCGTCCCACGAACTCGCGGGCGGTCTGGCGACTGTCGGCGGATTGGAGTCCAGCGACCACGTCGTCCTGAATGCCCGAGCCCATGTTGCCAAGCAGGCGCATCTGCGCAATCTTCTGGTCCGCGATGGTCAGGCCCTCCACGTTCTGCTGGACGGGCTGTACCATCTCGGCCGGATTGCCGTTCACCGGGATGAACTTTCCGGGTCGCGCGTAGAGGTTCTTCGTCACCAGACCAGCCGCGCGGTTGTAGAACCACATGGGGTCGATGAGAAGGTCCGCAGCGTCGAGCGACTGGTTCAGGTACCGATTCGCGACAATCTGAATCTTCTCCATCACCTCGGCCTTGCCGGGCGCGTAGAAGTAGTGCATGTCGGGAGTCGGGGTGAACGCGACGAACGGCTTCATGCCATGGTTGTACGGGTTCGGCTTGTTGCGCATCAGGTAGCGACGGTTCGCCACGGTGATGACGCGGTCCAGCACGCCATCGGGCGCATACTCGGACGGCACGCGGCCCCACATCTCAAGGATTTCGATGGGGCGCGAGTACTTGTCCATGAAGCGCGCCGTCTCGTCGTCCATGCCCGTGCGCACTTGGAAGCGCCGCACGCTGGTCGAGATGTAGGCGTTGCCGCTGCCGACTGCACCCTCGGCTTCGAGCCGGGCCAGTTCCTTCTTGTCGAACGCGCCGATACTCGCGAGGTAGCGAATGTCGTCGAGGTCGAGGAAGTAGCGGCGGATGACCCACTTCATCTTGTCGAGGCGGCTGACCGTCGGCTGCGGGAAGAAGTCGAGCAAGTCGATGAGCAACGATTCGGGGCCGTCGAACATCGTGATTTGCTGCTTCTTGATGTGCCGGACAATCTTCCCGGAGAGCGGGGCGCGGTCCACGTACTCGACGACGCGCATGGGCTGGTCTTTCTTCCAGCCAATCTGCAACACCGCGACCCCATAGAGGTCGGCGGAGACGACAGTGTCCACCTGCTTCAGGAAGCACTGGTCGTCCTTCATCTGCGCCGAGATGAGGGCCTCGCGCTTGCGCGCGATGGGCATGTCATCGGGGCCGTAGCCGAGGAAGGAGACGACGGGGTAGTCGTTCAGCGAAGTCGCGACCTTGCGGGCCGCGTCTGCCCAAATCGCGCTGAAGATGAGCGGGATGTGGACGTTGTTCTTGTGCGGGTGGAACCGGCCGGACCAGTTGCCCCGCCACAGGTCGTACAGCCGCGGCCACTTGGCGCGGATGCCCCAAAAGTGGCGCTCGCTGTACTGCATGTTGTCCACGACCATGTTGCAGATTTGGTCGCGGAACGCGATGCCAGTCAGGCGTTGGAAGGTCTGGTCGGTATAGACAGCACCGAATGTGGTCATGAAGTCGCCTCAAGCCCCGCCTTGGTCACCCATGACGGGAGTTCTAGCATGCGGAAGCCGCGGGGGCCGACGATGCCGCCGTGTTCGCAGGCGTAGTGGAAGAGGTCCCGCGTCAGATGAACGTCATCGGCGCAGTAGCCCCATAGTTGAGCCCACCGGCCCGCCTCCGCAAGTTGCTTCGCGTGGGAGCCGTGCTCTATCTTGCCACGCCCGAGGGACCGTCTGCACACACGGTCGAGCGTCATGTCACCCTTAGTGCCGACAAAGCCCTCGCGAGCCATGACCTTCGCGAGTTCGGTGTACATGTCAAGGTGGTGTCGCAGCGCGAGGCGACGACCCACAAGACCTTCGACGCAGGGAACGTCGAACTTCTCACTGGAGTACCCAACGAGAACGTCGGCAGATTCGAGATGGCGCGCCGCTGCTTGGATGGTCCAGTCGTCGTAGAAGTACAGCCAGCCGTCTTCTGAGTCCCAAAGGACCAGAGACGACACGCCGCCTTCACCACGCCGAAGAGCATCCCACCCTGCGTCGTGCATGCAATCACGGTTGTGGTTGCAGGGGCACAGGTCTTCAGCCAACTTGCGCGTTTCGAGGTCAAAGCAAATGATGCGCACACACGCACCGCCTTTCGTTACTGTTCGTCCGCCTCGATATCGACGGCAATCTTGATGACCGAAGAGACACCGAAGTCGTTCTTCAGTTCCTCGCTGCCGTCCATGTGGATGAAGCGGTGGTATGTGCTCGCCGGGTAGGGCACGATTTCGTGCGACCGGCAGAGGAAGGTGGAGTTGATGCCGGTGCCGAGCACCGTGACCTTCAACCCACTCAGTTTCTTCTTGGCCATGGTAGCTCCTAGCGGTTGGGGACGAAGCGCAAGTCACCCTGCGCAATCTTCTTCGCCGCTTCCGGGAGAATCTCGTCTTGGGGACTGCCGAGGTCGAACAGGCCGAGCGTGTACGAGGTGTACACGCCGCCGACCGACGGTGGCGTCACGCCCGTGAACTGGACGTAGATGACGGTGCGGTGCTTCGGGAGCGCCGCGTCAGCCGTGCACTGGTCGATGGTGACCGCGATTGCTTGGTTCGTCGCGACTGCACCGAGGTCGAGCCATCCGCCGTGCTGGTGGGATACGTCCGGCCAGAAGGCCGAAGTCGAGTCCTTGAGCACGATGCTTGCGGAGGACGCCGCATCCGTGATGCTGTGCGTGTGTGCGTCCTGAATCGGCTGGCAGTCCGAGGCGGTGTGGTTGTGCTGCGAGGACCCACCGGTCGTGACGCCCGACTCACCGTTCGCCGCGGCACCCTTGGCCCACTTGCTGTCCATCGCCGTGTAGCGCGACCAGCCAGAGGGGATACCGGCGTTGGTGCCGAGCCATAGCGCGATGACGTTCGTGGGAAGGTCCGGCGCGCTGGCGAGGATGGCGTTCAGCTTCTTGAACGGCGGCTCACCGTTACCCGAGTTGATGGTCGTGGTGACCGCTTGGTTCGTCGGTGCGGTACCTTGGAAGGTAACCGCGTGCGTGTGGCCCAGCGTTGAGGTGGCCGATAAGCCAGTCGTGCCCTTCAAGTTCTGTGCTGTGTCCGGCGCGCCCGACGTGCCCGTATGGATGTGTTGGTTCTGCGTGTGCGTGTGGGCGGGGGAGGTGTGCGTGTGGGTGTTCGACCCGCCCGTTGCACCGCCGTTGGCACCGGTAGCGGCCCCCTTGAGGTATCCATCACCGTTCGTGCGAGACCATCCCGAAGGAAGACTGTCCGACTCGAAGAAGGCGATGCAGCCGTTCGGCAGTGCAGTGGGCGTTCCGTCGCTCTTTATCCAGATGACCTCCTTGAAGGCAAGGTCATTGGTCGCAGCGTTCACGGTGATGGCGATGCCGTTGTTTGTTCCAACAGTCGCGTTGGAGTCGGCTTCGTTGTGCCCGTGAGAGTTGCTCGCACCGTTCCCACCGAGGGCACCACCGAGGATTTGGGGCGACACGCTGCCACCCGGCTCGAAGAAGGTGTGGAAGTGCGCGTCCTGAATCGGCGTGTGCGACGGCGACGTGTGGGTGTGCGTCGTGGCCCCTCGGTCGGTGGTCAGGTCCGTGTCGGCTCCGGCCGCCGCACCGAGGATGTACCGCGCGTCGAGGGTCGTCTCACGGGACCACCCCGCAGGAATCGAACCGACCGTCGAGGGCCACGCGATGCAAATACCGCTAGGAACGGCCATGATTTCGTCTCCGCTCGGTGCGGAGACGGTGACAGTTGGCGCAGACCAGTTCGCACTTGGCTATTTCTTCCAAGACACGAGTCCACGACGTATGTGCCGTCAACTGACCGATATTGAAGGACTTCTCACCGCGAACGTGGTCCCAATCCATGCAAACCGCAGGAAACTTGTGACCGCAGTCAGTACAAGGGTGGTCTTTCAGCACGGCCATCAACTTGTTTCGCTGTGTACGAAGTTTCTTGTACTGAGTGGCTGCTGTCTTTTTCGCCAACTCAGGATTTTGTTCGCGCCAGAGGCGGGACCATTCGCGCTTTCGCTCAGGTGTTTGCGCCATTGCGCTGCCCCCGCAGGAAGTCCTGCAACTCGACGAGAGATTGCTGGACCTCCTTCACGAGGTCGCGGAGGTGGCCCGTCCCCCACGAGTGGGAACGAATGTCGAGTGTGGGCCACGCCCGCTGCCCGTCGGTGCGGAGAGTCTCCTGCCGATAGGCGATGTAGCAGTCTGTCACATCCTCGAAGACTTCGGTGAGGCCGTCCTCGCGAGTGATTGCGATTTTCACATGGCCGCCAGTGCGTCTCGCGCTTGCTGAAGCGCCGTGATTGCCGTCTGAAGGTCCGCGACGAGAGCGTTCTTGGCGGTGGTCTGATTGGGTGCGGTGACCAGCGACCAGATGGACGCGCCGAGGCGGTCGTTGAACCAGTCTTCGAGTTGCTGGCGGTTCGCAATCACGCGGTTGACGTTCACGTTGATTACGTCCACCTGTGCCTGCACGTTCGAGGGAAGAGCCATTGGGTCCTCACACAGGGTCGCGCGGGGCGACCCAGTCGTCGTCGAATCCTATCGGGACCGGGCCACCGTGTTCGGCAGCCTCGCGCATCTCGCGCATTTCGTCGTCCATCTGGAGGATATCGTCGTCTGTCAGTTTCCGGCTGAACCACTTCAGGTCTTCGTCGC